CATATAAGGCGACAACGTGGCCGGGCTTGTCCAAAAAGCGCAGATCATCCTTATCACCGTCAATGACCGTGAAGTTGCGGAACGTCTCCGGGATAGTGTCCCGGTTACGAAATACAACAGCCATATTGCGGCCAGTGTCAGCAACAGCCATTGCCACCCGTTCCGCATATTCATCATTAGCTTCCGAATATGACAGGGTTAGATGATAGTTGGGCGGCAAGTCTGAATAAGCACGTTTCACAATCTTGGTATAGTCGTAAAACTGAATGCCGGGAAAGTCGGACATAAAACCGTGCTTTTCCCATTGAATGTCGGACGTGCCATTGAGCCTAACACATGGCGTGATGTTGCGCTTGATGCAGTACCGTTCAAAGCGTTCCAAGTCATCACGCAACAGCCGCAAAAATTCGGCACGGTCATCACGCCATAACATGGTTTTACGCATACGGGCTTGCTGGACATTGTTGAAACGTCCCCGCCCGGCAGTGTATAGACACGCCTTTGCACACCCGGCCATTTCGGCCATAGGGCAGACGTTAATGCCGTCAACCTGTTTTGCGGGTGCCATGTAAAGAATGGCGGTGAGATACTCGTCCCCGTCCCCCTTTACGGTTTTTGCATTGGTGCCAACGCCTAAGAGTTTATAAGTCATGATAATCCCCTATTAGTTTCCGATGCCGGAATTGTCCCGACAATGGATAGTAAAACACAAGCGAAAAACTAGAGGGATTGCATGGCGGCACGGTGAAGGGTGCCACCGGGCGACTATAGCGCCGCCCGGCGTCTTGTTTAGATGATTATCAGCAAGGCCCACAATTCAAGAAGAAACAGACCACATAAAAATGTGTATCCGGTGAGCTTTGCCCATTGCCTAGCGGTTAGCATGATGACCACCCGCAATGATGAAGCGTTCAGCATGATAGGCGGCACGGCCACCCATTTCATCACGCACCATTTTGACTATGTTACGCATTGACCACCCCCGGATTTTGTCGGAGCGGTCAATGATAAGTTGCGCCAAGCGTTCAGCGTCAATCTTACAAGCAATGTCGGTATCGTACATTTAGGCCACCTTCAAGAGCTTAACGTGAAGGGTACGGCCAGACGCCGGGAAGGCGTAGGCAGAACGCTTGCCGAAATGAAAACCGATAGAGTGCTTGCCGAAAGACAGGCCATAACGATTATCACGCACCCGGTCACGGACAAGCCAGCGGCGGGAAATGATAACGGCTACGGTCAGAAGAACGAAAGCGGCAACGGTAAGTGTGATATTGTTAGTCATGGATTGCATCCTTTTACAAAAGAACACCCGGCCACCATTGGCACGGGTGCTGGCCATACGGCCATGCAATCCCTCTAGTCGTTATTTACAATTTCAAATAGCGCATATCATCAAGCGAATGAAACTATCAGATATCAATAGTCTCCCTTTATACATGAAAAACGTCATGGGTGTTAGTCAACAATTTGACACTGTTGTTGGACTGTAGTGTCAACTTTTTGACATTAGAAAAAAACAGACCACAAGACGCACAGACGAAAACCAAAAGGCCGGGCATGATGCCGGGCTTGGCGGTGATCGGATGCCATATCGGATTGCGGGCTAGGCTGGCCGGGCGATTGCGCCCATGGCGTGACAAAATGCGTGACAATGCCGGGTGGTGGCCTTGCGATTTTGACGCCGTGCCGGGAGGGTGGCAAGGGGGGAAGCGGCCAGACCGCACGTTATATACCCCCCTCGCATTTTTTTGGTAAAACTAAGTAGCCTCTCCGGGTGCCTGAACGCACTTCCCTTGTATCATCACCGGGTTCGGTGCATGAATCTCAGGTATCACTGAAGCCATGACCCCTAGTCTGGCATTACATTCCTCTTTGGTCATGTATGGCCCATAGGTATCTTCAGCGATCAGACACTGGCTTGGCACAGTGTTGATGATACACACCATCATCATAGCCTTAAACATCTTTCTCTGCCCACTTCCCTACTAGTTGCATCTTAGCTGCTTCCATAAGTATAACCCCAGTTGCAGCCCCTACGTTAGATACCACAGCAAGACTACTATCGTTGCTTCCAATAATAAGTATGTCGTCATATTCCTCAAACACCTTTGTTATTTCATCTTCAATGGGAGTGTGGAGATATACCACATTATCGTCAGCCATAGTCGCTCCTATAGATACACTATAGTATGTATCTTTCTTTTTTCTTCTATCTAATGGAGTGGGTATTAATTATAGACGCTTATCCAACTGTCTCTCTTGGCTTTCCTGCCAATGGATGACTGCATGAATTTGTCTAGTTCATCATCAAGAAGCTGCTGTTTGTGATCTCTCACAGCCATCTCAATGTCCCTATCCAGAGTTTCCACCCAGTAATTCACAGCGATACTCAAGGCATCAAGCCTATCGTCATGGATCAATGCCCCTCTATCCCGTGTCAGCCGTGTAAGCTGGTAGAATAGCTTGTATTTCAGGTCTACATCAGAGCCATAGTCCTCTGTGATCACCTTCTCGTCCACCACAAGCCTGTGCTGGTTGAGGATAGGCTCCAGAGTGTCGATGATACGCTTCTCTTTCTGGATATTGTGTCTCACCTCTTCGATGGTCACAGGGTGAACCCTAGTCAATATAGGTTTCAGCAACTGTGTAAACATACCATCACCAAAGTTAGACTCTGTGATGATCTTATTGACGTTCTGTTCCTTGGCTATCTTAGTCAATGCAGCCAGAGATTCCTCGCTATAGCCGTTCTGAAGGCCACCAGAGGCTGTCAGGTACAGTTGCCCCTTCAGCATCTTAACGACAGCGTAGGCAGTCTCGTCCTTGCCCCTACCAGCGGGGTCAATAGACATCACTGAGCCGTCCCAAGGGGCTGTTTCTTGGCTAACATTCATGGGGGATGCCCAATAGTCACCCTTCAGCCCCACATTAGGGAGGTGTTTGTTGGCATCAAGCTGTTCTTTACCAGAAGCCCACTGTACTTTTACAGGGGCATCTGTCCAACTAGAGCAACCAGATAGGACAACAAAGTCGTTAAGTTTGAGAGGATACTTATCAGCATCTGATAGACTAACATCCAGCATGAACTGAAGAGCGAATCCAGACTTTCCATAAGAGGCTTCCCTTTCAAAGAGGTCATCAGTGTCAAACCGTCTAGGGTCTGTAGGTTCGTCTACTTGTCCATCTGTATCTGCCACTGTAGGTGCCAGCTTGTACCCCATAGCCACTTTCAGCCGCTCATCAGGGTACCTAGCAGGCCAGATACGGGTCTTATACCCCCGCTCATCCAGCAGATTGTAGATAGACATCTCTGTCTGAGGCGTACCAAGGAAGACAATACGTCCACCCGGCTTAATAATAGCCTCAAATTCCTTGATTGTTTCAGCCAGCTTGTCCCGCATCATCTGTGTCATAGAGTTATTTGCAGACTCTACGTCATCAGCAATGATCAGGTCAGCACGGGAGCCTGTAAGCTGCCCGGTGATACCCAGCGACTTCACTGAAGGCGCATGAGAGGCTTTAGCTGGTGCAACATCAAAGGATATCTTAGACATCCGCTGCCCCTCACGGGGACGCAGATGGGCTAGAATAGGCATCTCATGGATGAGGCGCAGGGTAAAGGTAGAGAAGTCATCTGATCTCGTCTTGGATGCTGATACCACTAGAATGTTTAGCTGTGGATTTAGCAGCAACTGGTGACAGACGTAGGCAGATGTGATCCAAGACTTACCAACGCCCCGGAACGCTTCGATGACTGCCCTGCGGTTGTCCTCATCCTGTAGATAATTGGCAATGTCGTATTGGATGGGAGTAGGTTCAGGGAGGTTCAAGTGCTTCCATGCCATGTACAGGAAGTTCTTGAAGTCCTTGATCTTGTGGTTTACCACGCTTTACAACTCCAGTATCTTGCTTTGGTCTTAGGGCCGGGATTGTCACAGTTATGTCTAGCTCTAAAGTTGCTCCTGCGTCCCGGCTGGTTCTTCTTGATGGTCATATTGGCGTCACCAAACATCACCTTCTTGATCTTGGTACCATCCTTTACATAGACCTTAGACTTCTTCTTGCCAGCCCCCGGTTCCCCAGAAGAG